AAGCCAACCAGCGCCTGACGGCCGAACCCGACGTGACGCAGTACACTGCCCCCAAGGCCAGTGGTCGCGGCGCGCCGGTCGGTCGCCGTACGCGGTAACCGTCTCCTGCAGAGCGGCGCAGGTGTGTGCCGATACCCAGACACCAGCAGGTGCGACTCCTGCACGTACACGGGATGTGTTACCAGATGGGCGCTGGCCCGGACTGTAAATCCGGGGCTTAACGGCTCGCTAGGTTCGACTCCTAGGCATCCCACCACTATCGGGGGAAACCCCGATGCCCGAGGTGGCTACCAGCCCAAGCGGACAGAGGTACAGGGCCCTCAAGCCGCCGGTTGGTAGCCACCTCACATCTCACAACCACCATCTGGAGTATCGAAATGGCACGTAAGCAGAGCGTCATCCTCACCCCGGCCGAGAAGAAGGCCGCCGTCGGCACCGCCAAGGACGCCGTGAAGAACGCCAAGGCCAAGCTGGCCGAGGTCAACAAGGCCCGCAAGGCGCTGGACAGCGAGTACACGAAGGCCGTCAAGGCCAGCGACAAGGACATCGCTGCCGCGCAGAAGGCCCTCACCAGCGCCGAGGCCGAGCTGCTGAAGCTCAACCCGCCGCCGGCCCCGAAGGCCGAGCCGTCCCCGGTAGGCGTCTGATCAACAACGTCGCGACCCCATAGAAGCCCGGGCATTCGTGTTCGGGCTCCTTCTTTTCAGGAGAGCATCAATGAACCACATTATGTTGGACCTTGAGACATTGGACACTTCCCCGTCTGCCGTAGTCCTTAGTATCGGGGCCGTAGTCTTTGACCCCTACTCCAAGCTGCTGGGCGACCGATTCTATGTCGAGATGACCGATGACGTATGTGCCCAACAAGCACGAGGGCGTACCATATCGGGCGTTACCGTTCGGTGGTGGATGCAGCAAGATGCCGCAAGCAAACGAGTATTCGCAGATTCCGTTGATGGCCTAGACCGCGCCGATACGCTCCGGGCGCTGACTTACTTCAGTAAGCTTGTAGCCACAAACGGTGGTCAGGATGCTGTGATTTGGGGTAACGGTGTAGACTTCGATAACGTCATCCTCGGTAACCTATATGAGTCCTTCGGCCTGATCAAACCTTGGTCCTATGGGAACAACCGCTGTTATCGGACCATGAAGAACCTCGGTATCGGTCCGCGCCGCCCGCAAACCCGCGAGGGTGTTCATCACAACGCGCTAGACGATGCCTTCACGCAAGCAGTGCATTTGCAGGAGATTTTCGCATGCCTCAAGTCCCGCTGATCGGCATCGCCGGCCGCGCCCGTTCGGGCAAGGACACGGTAGCCAATTTCATCGTCGCCGCCATCGGCGGTTACCGGTATAGCTTCGCGGACCCCATCCGCGCCATGCTCACACCCCTCGGCGTGGACATGTCCGACCCGTATTGGCAGGCCCGCAAGGAAGACATCATCCCTGCACTCGGCGTCAGCCCTCGGCGGATGATGCAGACCCTCGGTACCGAGTGGGGTCGCAACTTGATCAACCCCGACCTGTGGCTCGTGATGGCCCATCAACGCCTGCTGCGCAACGGCCCGGGCATGGTCATCTCGGACGTGCGCTTCGAGAACGAGGCTGCGTGGATCCGCAAGCACGGCGGACGGATCATCCATGTGATCCGTCCCGAAGCCAAGGCGGTCGAAGCACACGCGAGCGAAGACGGTATCGAGATGCAGGACACCGACGCCCGTCTGTTCAACAGTGGTACTCTCGAGGAGCTTCAACTCTCCGTGAGGGAACTGCTCCGTGTCTACGACTAAGCCCGAGAACCGGTTCATCGGGAGTGTGCATCGGCACCTCCCGAGGACCTACGCCGAGAAGATGAACAACCCTTGGCGTGCTGGAACCGCTGACGTCTGGTACTCAGGCGATCGCGGCGATCTGTGGATCGAATACAAGTTCATCGAGAGAATTCCGAGAAGCGCAGAGATTCTTCCGGACCTCACACCGCGCCAGAAGCGGTGGCTCAACAATCGATTCGATGAAGGGCGCAACGTAGCGGTTGTGCTTGGAACACCGACTGGTGGTGTGATCTACCGGAACAAGGAGTGGATGCGTCCGCTCGACCACGTGACCCTTTCCGGGCTCATTGTGCCGAGGGACGAAATCGCACGGTGGATCTTTTCACAAGTCGGAGCCAGCAAGTGTCAATCACTATCATAATGGTGAAAGCCTCCAAGGTTGTCACCGCAAGTTACCGGATCCTCGTTACCTCGATTCTAGGTTACTACCTGATCAAGGAAACGGTCCGTAAGGAGAGATATGAACGAAGATATGCTCGTACTAGCCGAGACCCTGATGAGGGCCGAGGTGGAGGCAGGGATCAAGAGGGCGATCAGCCAACTGCCGAAGCAACCACCGAACTTTGATGGTTGCTGTGTCAGCTGCGGGGAGGAGATCCCCGCAGCTCGTATCAACTTTGGAGCCATTACATGCGTACCATGCCAAGCCCTCCTCGAACGGAGCATGAGGCAGCCGTAGCCGCATTGCAGAAGTGGTTGTGGGCCTGCGTTGCCGCTGGCTGGGATCCTACGACCCCAGCCAGCGGCCGCTGGAGCCACGACGACAACATTGAAGCGATGCAACTCGGCTGGATGATCTCCCAGCCTCCGGGTAGTGAGCACCTCGATCTGTTCTCGCTGAAGCAGGGCATCAAGCCTGCGCAGCTGATGCAGCAGATCGCAGGGCTGGCTCCCATCAACCCGGTCTGTGCCCGAGCCGTCGTCGCGCTCAGCGCCCAGAAACTCAAGTTCCCCCACATCAAGTTCGCTTTCGACAGCGCGGCTGATCGGATCATGAGGTGACCATGACGTTCGCAACACTGAAGGAGGCCGAGGCCGTTGCCGGCAAGCTCGGAAAGCCCTCCAAGATGCCCGGCTACGCCTACGGAATACCCGCGCGCCACTGCCCGGTTGGCGCGATGTTGGTGAAGATTCCGGGCTCCGTGTGTTCCGGCTGCTACGCGTTGAAGGGGCGCTACGTCTTCGGCAACGTGCAGCGTGCTCAGGAGTACCGCTTCAATTCGTTGAAGCACCCGCAGTGGATCGACGCCATGGTCTTCATGATCAAGAAGCGGAAGTGCGACTACTTCCGCTGGCACGACAGCGGGGACATTCAGGGCATGTGGCACCTCGAGAACATGGTCGAGATCGCGCGCCAGTGCCCCGAGACCAAGTTCTGGATCCCGACGCGCGAGAATCGCGTCGTGAAGCAGTACCTCTCAACCCACGGCGCGTTCCCCTCGAACTTCGTCGTCCGTGTCTCAGGAGCAATGATCGATGGTCAAGCCCCGGTCTCCTTCGCCAACACTTCCACTGTCACGACGGGTGGGAGCCCTACATGCCCCGCCTACAAGCAAGGCGGTGTCTGCGGAACATGCAGAGCTTGCTGGGACCCTGCAGTCCGGAACGTCTCATACCCCAAGCACTGAGGACGAAGACGAGCAGGAAGTCCTGCGCCACGGCCTCGTCGTGCTGGTGAAGTACACTGAAGACGGTCTGGTCATCGACTCTTCGCTCGATGTCTCCGACATGCTGGGCCTCGAGTGGATCGGTGTCCTCGCAGCCGAGAAGCTGACCGGCAAGCGCAACGACAAGGCGCGCAAGCTGGCCAGCTCTCTGAGCATGCTGCGGCTGCGCACGAGGTTCGACGGCCATTGCTACGGCCCCTATCTGATCAAGACCGAAGACCCTATTTCCGTGGACGAGCTGGAGCAGGTGCTCCGTGCTATGCCACCCGACCGCCGCAAGGCATTTCTCAAAGGAGCTGCAATATGAATCTGCACTTGAACGTCGCCCGTGCCGTGTTCCAAGCGGACGGCAAGCCGGACACCGAAGTCCGCGTACTGCCCGACCCGGCCGGCGGCGTGTCGTTCTCCATCAACTTCGGCGGCACGGACGTGATGAACTCCGGCTTCATTCCGCCGGAGCGCGAGCTCCAGTTGGCTGAGTCGCTGCAGTTCATCGCTGACACTATCGGTGCGCGCATCCCGGGCCGACTTACCCCATTCGTTCGTGGTTGGATCAGTACCGCCGCTGATGTCCACCACACAGCGAAACTCAAAGGCTTTTGGGAAGACGGCGTTGAACGCAACAACGGTGGAATGTTGTGCCTGATTCACAGCGAAATCAGCGAAGCGCTGGAAGCTCTGCGCCACGGCAATCCGCCTGACACCAAGGTGCCAGAATTTTCTAGTGTGGAGACCGAGTTAGCGGACGCAGTAATCCGCATCATGGACCTTGCTCACGCTCGTGGTTGGCGTGTTGCTCAGGCCATCGAAGCCAAGATGAAATTCAACAACGATCGCCCGTACAAACACGGGAAGGAGTTTTAAATGGGCTACTTCGTTTATCCAAAAGCTTTCCTCATCGCTGAAACGAAGGTTGACTATGCAGCTATGGACCACGCCCTGCTTCATCTTGGCGTCGATGGCTGGATGTCTGATGGTGAAACCGATGCGGACGTGCTGACTGAGTTCGCCGGCAAATCGTGCTATATGTCCTTCGACACAGCGCTCAACCAGAATTTAACCAAGGTGGGCGGTCGTAGCAACTACGACTATATCCAACAGGGCATCATTGCTAACAAACACGGCAGCGTGTTGGAGCATTCGTCGGTGACATTCTTCCTAACGAACGTCTCTCGCGTAGTAACACACGAGCTGGTGCGCCACCGTGCTGGCACAGCATTTAGCCAAACTAGCGGGCGCTACGTACGCGGAGACGACGTCAACATGTACTTACCAGACGTGCTGGCTGAGTTCCCAGAGGCGGTGGCGGTCTTCCAACGTGCGAACATGCAAATGGAAGACAACCTCGCTGAGCTGGTCAGGATCACAGGGATAGACACAATGACGAACTTCGACCTGAAGAAGCGCCTCACAAGTGCTTTTCGCCGCATCCTCGGTAACGGACAATCCAACCACATTGTGATGACCGGCAATCACCGTGCATGGCGCCATATCATCGAGGTGCGTACCTCTGTTCACGCCGAAGAAGAGATCCGGGTGATCATGGGTGACGTTGCCCAACAGCTGAAGAGCAGGTTCCCGACACTCTACGCCGATATGGAGTATTCCAACGGCGAGTGGGTCTTTGCCAACAGCAAGGTATAAACCAAAAAGGGCTCCATGCGGAGCCCTTCTTTTTTGCCTGTTAACTCAGGGTCGCCGAAATATTTCCTACAAAATTTCGCAAACCCCGGCCGTACAAGCCAGTTCTTTGGTGCTGATTGTGCCGTCCTCCTTTTCGAATTCCTGTAGCTTAGTCCACGCCACGGTCGGCATTTTCGCAGCCAGTGCTTCATACTCCTCTGCGGTGCACTCCGTATATGGGGCCTGCTGATATGCGTGATCCGAATGCGGGAGGAAGCTCACTCCGCCAACGTCGTCGAAGTTGTTATACACCCAATCCCCGACGGCCAGCCACTCGTTGTCGCGCACGTACACAGTAATTGATGGGTTGTGCTCACACCAGTGAGTGGCAAACATTCGGTAGTGTTCGAGTTGCTGAATTGCAGGCATATCGTTGCGAAATACCGCGTGCTCAGGGCCACGCACTGGGAAAGAGAACACGTCAGTGGTGTCAGGCTTCATCACACAATCTTCAACGGGGAAATTCTCCGCACGCATAAACTGCGCCAGCGGGTCTTTCTTGTCTGCACGAACTGTACGCACATAGTGTTTAGCGTATCGAGGGTGGATCCCGGAAGAAGAGTCCACGAGCTGAGAAACCGTACCTGATGGTTTGACTGTCGTGATTGCCGCTGACGGATTGATACCAAGCCGCTTGGCCCATTCGGCGTTGACCCTGATTGCGTGCTCACGTAGTTGATCCAACCACTGCGCGGCTTGTTCGCTTGGACGGCTCAGCAATTCGTGGTCCATGATACCGGTCATCGACACGCCAAGCAGGCGTTCTTCTTCAGCATTACGTCTCCACACGCTCCGTATGTAGCGGTAGTCCGTCAGCGTCGATTGGAATGTACCCATGATGGTGGCCACTTCGACCTTGTCCATAAGGTCTTCGAGCGTATCACCTGCGCGGATAACGACCTCGGTCAGGTTACACAGTCCCGCCGGGCGCAGGACAATTTCCGCACACGGATTGGTTCCGAATTCATAGTTCGGATCACGACGGCCCGACTCCATGACTTTCTTCTTCGCTGCTGTACGGTTGAAAATACCACGCTCACCGGACTTCGACTTGATTAGAGCCATCCATTCTTCAATGAAGATCTCCATGTCTGGTTTTTCGGTGTACGCAGCTGAGTTGTTAGCCAGCGCGCGCTGCCCATTATCGATCCACCACTGTCCGCTCTTGGCTACGCGCATGCGGTCGTCAGACAGGTTTGACAGGGATATCAGGGCTGATCTGCGCACACCACCGACAACCACGATATCAGCGATTTTGCAGACAAGGTCGTGGCACTCGACGCTGGTCAGTTTGCGCCCCGCCGCCTTTCTGAACAGGGCTACGCTGAATTGGAACAAGTCTATCAGTGGCTTTGGACCGGATGCGCGGCCACCAAAAGTTTTCAGCTTGGCACCAGCAGGACGAACTTTGCTTACGTCCCACTTCGGGATCTGTCCGTTATACAGCATAGCAATCAGTTCTCGGAACGCAGAGGCCCAACCGATTTTGCTGTCCCGTACAGTGATGAGGGTGTCGCTTTGATGGAAGTCTTCCGACACAGTCGGGAGATGGTTGATAAACTGCCGCTCGACCGAGAAGCCGACGCCAGTACCGCACATAAGGATGTAGAGGATCTCGTCGAAGGCACGGATGTGGTCGATGGCCGCATAAGAACAGTTGAACGCCGCAATCGCGTCTTTATCCAGCGCAGGGCCAGCAGTCATGAGTGCGCGCATGGACGGCATGGTGCGCAGGTTGAGGATCGCTTGGTTGATACGCTCAGCTGGGTACACGTCAGGGAACCGGCCTGCGAAGAAATCAACGTAGCGCTTGACGGTTTCGGCCCATGTTTCTCGGCGGTTCTTTTCGTCGAGCCATCGTGCGTACCGCGACAGGTGGACGTACTGCTGAAGTTGTGTTGGCAGCGTTTGTTTTTCTTGCATAGCAGTTCTCGCTAGAGACGTGAAAGGAACCCCCGAAGTAACTCGGGGGTTGTTATGTAGGTCAGATAAAACGGGCTCCGGGAACGGTGCGGTCGATTACATCTTCCACGCTAGTTCGTGGGTCGCCACCGAGCCAACGCAGAATCTCTATCAGGTGCTCGAACGTCGGGCCGAGCAATCCTTCACCGGGCATTTTGCCTCTATCTACCCCGTACGTGGCCTGCACGTGGAAGTCGCCGAGGCCCAACAAGCCTGAGCGCTCGACCGCATGCACGAGGTAATCCTTGAACCCCCAACCGGTTGGCACGTTGCCAGCCAAGGCGAACTTGGCCATGTCCGCTGCGAGGATTACCGGCATAGCCAGCATGAGAACGCCCCACGGTTTCGGGTTACCCTCAGCCAGCTCGCGATTGGCGCGCTTCAGTACAACATTCTGCATGGCAAAAGTAAACTGTTTGAGGTGCGCCACAAGCAAAAAGCGTGGGTCGCTCACCCACACAGGGCGATTCGAGGCACTTGGCCGAAGGACGGCTTCGTCGACGAACCTGAACAACGCCTGTTGAACTTTCGGGTTATCTACCTCCAGACGCTCGCGCAGCGGGCGGTTTCCTCTGGCGTCAGCTTTTTGGAACTCGGCGCTGAGGACAGTCTTGATGTCGCTCGGAACGAGGCCAAACTCGGCGAGGACTTTCTCGTTGTTTTTGTTGGCTAGCAGATACCGTTCACCAGCAACAGTGGCAGCAATGCGCATCGAGCTGTTCCACCCCTGCATGCCGTTGTACTTGAAGAACACCCTATTGATGCTGCGCATGCGGCCGGACATATGCGCGGTACCGTAGGCTACGCCCATAGCTTCAAGTACGCTGTCTTGGCTGATGATACCCAGCATGCTGGCCAGCTCCTCACCATCTACCTTATTACCAGCAAGCCGCTTGATGGCTGTTGCAAACGCGTTACCGGCGTCCTTCAGATCGCCAGAACGCGCCGCCAGCACTATGGGGTCAACCATTTGTGAGAATAGCGCCAAAGGCAGGACCACAAGATTCTGTAGCGTCATGACGCCAGACATGAGCTCCTTGGTTGCCACTGACATATCGCTACCTAGCGTGCCCTCCAGCCCCCGCACTACCTTGCTGATGTCTTCTAGTTCCTTGGAGTCTTTGATGCCCGATTCGGAGATCAGCTTGGTGATGACTTCCCCACTGTTGCCAAACATGCGCGCGTATTCCGCGCGGTGTACTGCCTGCTTCACGTAACTGGTCGTGGTGTCCGCCAGATCCTTGACTTGGTACTTGGCAAACTCGGGGGCATTGCTCGGGTTGATGAACGTGAAACGACGATCCTGCACTGCCTGTGCGTAGGGCGTAAATCCCAGTGCATGCTCGTTCTCAGCCAGATCCAGCTGCCCAGTACCACGAGTCAGCGCCTCGAACGCCGCGTTAGCCTGTTTCAGATCCATACCGCCATGTTTCTGCAGTAGGGAAATGAACCCCTCGCGGTCGGCCATCAGGGCCTGTCGATCGAACATGCGCGGGAAGTAGTTCTTGACTTCGCGCAACGGAACCCATTTCTTCGTCTTGGAATCGAGAGTCTTTACGCCGGCCTCAACCATATACCCGTGCAGCTCGCCAAAAAATCTCGCCAGCTGTTTTTCAAGAGCGCTGCTCGGCTCTTTCATGGCCTGCAGGTTCTCGAGAGCGGCTCGGCGTTCCTGTGCGGTGGTACCATCCAGTATGCTCGCCAGTTTGTTTTCCCACACGCCTTGTTGTTGGAAACGGTTCTGAATGAATCCCAGTTTGCCGCGCTCAGAGTTGAACATATCGGCCAGCGTATTGAGTGCATCGTTCTGATAGTCCCGCAGGCGATCGGGCGCAGCACTAAACACCTTGTTCAGGGCGGCGGTGAGCTCTGGCGCCGCCTTCTCCATTTTGTTGGTAAACCGGTCGCCGGGCATATCGGCAAGAACCTCGGCCACAACGCTCGGATCCGCGAACTTACCACTATGAAGTGCGGTGAGCAGATCCTCCGCACGCTGGTCTGTGCCAACTACGCCAAACAGGTCACGGAACAGTTGCCGTATGCGTGCAAAAATACCTGTACCAGTCGGACCGAGGTGCAGCAAGCCCTCTGCCCAGAACTGGTACATATACGCCACGCGCTCCTCGGCACTCTCTTCGATCTGTTTGAGCGCTTCCGGGTGCTTATCTAGCAGCTCGCGCAGTTTTTTCTTGACATGCGGAGCCTTGGCCGCATCGATCAAGTCTTTTTTGATAGAGCGCCCAGCTCGATCTTCATTGAGCATAGCGAAGAAGTCATGCAGAGATTCGTGCCAAGCGGCACCCATAGGGTTACTGGCGTTGACCGCAATCTTGATCAGGCGATCGGTCTTGTCCTTGTTCATCGAGAACTCGCCCGAGCCACCGACTTCCGAGAACTTCTGGAAGATAACCTTGACCTTGTCACCACGGATGCGGCGGATCTCGTCGATGATCTTCTGGGTGTCGATCTTGCCCGGGCGACCCTTCTTCGCACCCATGGCCGACTTCTTGGCCACGATGTCTTCGAGCAGCGCGCGCTGCTCATCGGTGGGCTTCATGCCGTCGAACAGCATGTCCCAGTCGAACGCAGAGTTGCCCGACTGGTCGAAGTCAGCGCGCAGCTTGGACAGCAGCTCCTGCTGCTGGTCGGTGCGGGCGTCCTCCGGGATCTGACCGAGCTGGTCCATCAGCGCGCGGGCCATGGCCGCGTAGCGCAGGACCTTCTCCGGCGTGTCGAGGCGGCCGTAGTTCTCCTTCACGGCGATGTCGTACAGCGCGGCCACGGCCGCGTCGCTCATGGTCTTGGGCTTCGGCTCGGCTTTCTTCGCCTCCGCCTTGGCCTCCTTCTTCTCAGCGGAGGCTTCAGATTTTGGGCCGCGCTTCTCCACGCCCACGCCGAGGCCGGTGTCCTCTTCCGAGTACCGGGTGCCGGTGTTGCCCAGCTCCTCGTTCATGCGCGTGCGGGGCAGGCCGTTCGGACCCATCGGGCCAGACTCGTCCGCACCCGGTACACCCGAGCGGTTGTTGTCGCGCTCGTCGAACTCCTCGTCGAACCTGATCGCGTCGATCTGCCCCTGCGCGTCGCGGTACATGCGCAGCTTCTGGCGAGCCACGGCCTGAGCCGGCATGTTGCCGGCCATCGGACCCTTGCCCTCACGCGCGGCGTCAAGCCGCTCGGACAGCTGGGTGATGTTCTGGTCGATGATCGCCTCGATCTCCTCGCGCCGGGAGCCGTACTCCTCGGACTTGGCCTCGTTGTCCGCAGCCTCGAGGTACTCATCCACGACGTTGTCGAGCGTGGTCTGCAAGGACTTGATGCTGCCCTCGGCGGCCTTGAGCGCGTCAGCCACCATCGCCCGGTATTCCGGGTTGCCCTTCTTCTTGGCCCGCACATCCAGCTTGCGGTCGATGAGGATCTTCTCCATCGGGGTGACCATCTTGGCCACCTCGGGGCGGGCCAGCACGGACGCTGCAGCGTCGGCGAACAGGCGCTTGGCGCGGGCCTGCGCGTTCTCACCCTTGCCGGAGCCTTCCTTGTCGCCCAGCGTCTTCCACATGGACTCGGCCGACAGCGTGAACTTGCTGCCGTCCTCACGCTGGAACGTGACGCGGGTCTCCTTGGCGTCCTTGGCGTCCGCCAGCGTGGCCATCTTGGCGATGTCCGCGTCGGTGGCGATCGTGTCGTTCTGCTCCTGCCCGCTGACCTGCAGCACCTCGTACAGGTCGAGCGCCGCCTGCGCGCCACCGTCCTTGTACGCCTGCCGCAGCAGGGTCAGCTCGCCCTGCAGCTCGTTAATCTGCTTGGTGCGGTCCTCGTCCTTGCGGGCCTTGTGCTGCTCGATGCGGTCCTTGAGGTCAGACGCGATGCGCTTGACCTCGGCCTCGGGGTTGCCGCCGGTGTCGGCCACGTACTGGGACATCTTGATCGGGCGCACACGGGCACCGCCGGGCGAGCTGCGACGGAGCGCAGCACCAGCGATCGTCGACTCACGCAGCCGGCGGCGCATCCCACCCTCGCTGCTCATCTGGCCGGCGAACGCGCGGAACGGGCGCATGGCCTTGGCGTCAGCGAACTGGTACGACGGGGCCGGCGCGCCGTCGCGCTCCGTGATGCCGCCTTCGGTCAGCATCTCGTTGGGGTCGAAGCGCACATCGGCGCGGTTCTGCTGCTGGTAGTAGTCCAGCACCGCCTGCGCGCTCTCCTTGGAGCCGAACGCAGCGGTCAGGCCAGCCAGCACCTTGTCGCCCTGCGCCTTGCTGGCGTCGCTCAGGGTGAAATCGTCCACCAGACGAGCCAGCTGGTTGAGCTGGGCCGGGCGCAGCGAGTCCTTGGCCTCCTCGGTCAGCGAGCTGTAGAGGAAGCTGTTGGGCTGGCGAATGTCTTGCTGGGCGTTGGTGACACGCTTGATCCGCGACAGGAAGCTGTCCTCGGTGCGCGGCAGGCCGGCGTACTCGGTGAGCTGGGTGGCCAGCGCGTCGGGGTCCTTGAACAGCGCCAGACCGTCCTGCATGCGGGACAGTGTCTTGAGGTCCGCTTTGGTCAGGTCGCCGGTGCGCGCGGCGAAGGCCAGCATCGCGTTGGCGATCTCCGGCAGGCGCTGGCGCACGGTCGGGTTGGCCTTGGCCTCGTCGGTCAGGTTGTCGAAGATCAGCTTGTTGAACGCCGCCTGCTCAGCCGGCGTGGCGTCCTGCAGGTTCTTCTTCACGATCCGGTCGGCGGCGGCCGTCATGCCCTTGTCGAGCATGTCCCGGGCCTTGGTCGCCAGATCGGTGCCGGCCTCGGCAGCCTTGCTGCCGAAGTCCTTGGACAGGTCGATCAGGTCCGCGACGGCGGTGGTCAGTTTCTCGCCCGCGCGCTGGGAGACCAGATTGCGCGCCACGAACGCCTGCGCCTCCGGGTTGGTGAAGTCCCCGCCGAAGCTGGCCACGCGCTCCTTGATAGCATCCGGCGTGGCCGGGTCGCTCAGCAGCTCGGCCGCAAAGCTTGCGGCCCTTTCCTGACGCTGAGCGTCACGTTGCTGCATGGCCGCTGCCGGGTCGGCAGCGTTCAGCACGCCGGGGTCCTCGGTGTCAGGGCGCAGGTCAGCCGCCGCTGCGTCCTCGACGCTGTTGCCGAAGACCTGTCGCAGAAAATCGCCCGGATCCCGCGCCGTCTTGGCAGCCTCGTTCATGCGGTCGATGGTGTCAGAGACGTAGTCCTTCGTACGCTGCGCCTGCTCCCGAACACTCGGTCCGAAGCGCTCGTTAAGCGTGTCGAACAGGTCGCCGATGCCACCGCCACTGTCGTCTTCCGGGCCCGGCAGCAGCGGCGTGCCGGGGGGAGCGCCTTCCATTGGAGCGCTCGGCGGGTTGAGGTCGATGGGCGCAGCGTCGCCCTGCTGGCCCCGGGCGAACCGGTCCACCAGCGCCTGTGCGCCGTGCGCCGGGCCACGCACCGCACCGCTCATGCCGCCGCCGGTCAGGGCACCAGCCGCGAAGGCGTCGGCCACGTCCCACGGATCGAGCTGGCGGTTCGGGTCGAGGTGCTTCTCGGCACCGAAGCCCACGCCCTGCTGGGCGGTCTCGGTCAGACCTTCAGCCAGCGACGCGCGCCCCACGTGACCGAGGAACGAGCCCGCCGGCTTGCGCAAGACACTGCCTGCCAGACCAGCCGGGACGATGGCCTCCAGACCGGCGTTGATCACGCCCTTGGTCGTGGCGGCCAGATCGCGGTCCTCGGCACTGGTCGCTGCGAGCGTCGGGTCGGCGTACTGGTTCAGCGCAGCCTCGCCGCGCTCGAGGTTGTAGGCCGTCGCCGCGCCGCCGGCGTAGCTGGTGGCAGCACCGAACTTGCCGCGACCACGGGTCAGCAGCGTGGTGGCCAGCGTAGGAGCCATGGACATGACACCCTGACCGATCGCGCCGGCAGCGTAGTCGCCCGCGTCCTCAAGGCTGCCGATGTCGCGCAGGGAGCTGACGCGGGGGGCATACATCTGCCCCTGCGCCTGCGTCTGCAGCGCCAGATCGCGCGAGCGCTGCCAGTCAGCGTCGCCGCCGACTTCCTGACTCAGCGCCTCGTTCGCGAAGCTGCCGGCGGTGAGGCCGGCAACACCAGAGCGGAGGCCTTTCTCGAACTGGGTGTCCGAGGCCCCGCTGGTCATCTCGTACTGCGCTTCCGGGGTGAGCTGCGCAGTGGTGCGAACCTGCTCGAAGAGGCTGGGCTCCCCGCGCGAGGTGCGAAGAGCCGAGAAGTTGTCCGCCATGTCTTAGTTCCCCCGCAGAGCCGAGCGTCCCTCGCGATCCTTCCCCGTACGCTGGCGGATCATCTCGAGTTTGTCAGCGTCCCAGTTCCCGTCGGTGGTGGCGTAGTCGGACACCAGCGTCGGCTGTCCGGACTCCGTCACGACGACGTTGGGGTTGGTCCCCAGGACGTTCGACCAGACGTAGTCGCCGAGCGGGAGGTTGCTGTTCCAGTAGTCGTTCCGCGTGGCTTCGCGGACGTCCACAGGCATGTCGGCGCGGTTGGTGATGGCCCCTCCACCACGCTCGGCAGTGGCGTTGCGCGCCTTCTGCATGTCGTACAGCGTCTTGAAGTTTTGCAGCAGGACCATCTGGTCCTGCGGAGACATCGCCGCGAACTTCTGCTGCGCCTGCGGATCGCTGGCCTGCAGGAACGAGGTGAAGCGCTCCTGTTCGGCAGCGTCGGGCTTGCCGTCGGGGCCGACGAACATCTGGCCGATGGCGCCGGTGTAGCGCTCGAAGCCCTTCTCCTCGCCTTCGCGCGTGAGCTTCTGGGCGTCCTGCAGAGCCTTGAGCTGAGCCGCTTGCGCCTGAGCGCTGATCGTCGAGCGGTTCTGCTCCATGCGCCCCAGCGTGTCGATCATGCTGGTACGGGCGGTGAGCTGTGCGTTGTCGCGCAGAGTGCTGGACTGCAGCGATGCGTTGCTGCGGCTGGTGATGTTGCGTGCGTCAGCGTCCAGCGCACCCGAACGGCTATGCTCCAGCTCCAGCAGGCGGCGGGCAAGGTTACCCTGACCCTTGGGGCCGTACATGCCGCTGAGTTCCTTGGCCAGCTTGTCGTATCGCGCATTGATCGCGGCGCTGTTGTCCACGGGGCCGCTGTTATCACCAGAGCCACCGGGGGACGAGGGGCCGTTGCCCAGACCGCGCAGAGCCGAACGGATCTCGCCCATGATCGGGTCTTCCTGCGGACCGCCACCCGGACGCGCCGAAGCACCGACACCAGTGAAGGTGTCGATGCGGCCACCCGGCTTGCTGGCGGTGCCGTAGATGTTGGCGTCGCCGCCGTAGCTGCCGAGGTTGACGTACTGGCCCGGGGTACCGCCGCCCTCACGCAGCAGGCTGCGGCGGGTGTCCTCGGTCACGGGAGCGAGGTTCTGCTGGTCGACGGGCACGCCCATCTCCGCCAGACGGCGGCTCTGATAGCTCTGCGGCTGCACCGGGGTGGCGGGCATGCCTGCGGACGACGTGCGCACGTCAGCGGGGACATTGCTCATGCCCGGGAGCTCGCCCGGACGCGACTGCGGAGCGGCAGCAGCAGCGGGAGCCTGCTGACCCATGACACGCTGCATCTGCTCGCGGTTGTACTTGTCGCGGTCGCTCTCGGACATGAAGCCTTCGGTGAAACTCTGCCCCGAGGTCAGGTTGGACAGACCACGGCCGAGGCGGCCCGCCAGACCGAAGGTGATGGCATCGCCCACGTTGCCCATGACGCGCGCGGCGTCGCCGGCCACGGAGCTGACCGGGCCAGTGGCACCGATGCTCTCGTTGAACTTGTCGCGGTAGCCCGAGCCCACATCAGCGAAGGAGTCCACCGCGCCGCCGATGGCGGCCACGGGCAGGGCACCACGCACGAAACCGCCCATGCGGCCGCCGCCGGTGTTCACGGCGCTGCGCAGCGAGGAGGTGGCGGCCGGCGGCGCAGCGGCAGCGGTCGGGGGCACGCGGGAGGCGGTGCCTTCGATCGGAGCACGCGGCGGCTGGTAGGGCACCACCGCGCGGCCCGGAGGCATCTGGCCACGGCTGGCCACGCCCTCGGGGTCCACGTAGAACGTGCCGCCGTTGGCCATCTTGCGCAGCCCGGAGACCTTGGGCTTGTTGCTGTCGTCCACGAAGTCGTGCGTGGCCAGACGCAGCGCGTCCAGCTTGTCGCGCCCCACGATCTCCACGGTGTCGGCCGGCAGGACGTACTCGCCGTCGCTCAGCGCCACGGGGCCGACCTTGTCGTCGGTCGGGCCGCCCTTGCCCTTCACCTTGCCGCCGTCGGCCAGACCCAACAACGCGCGTAGTCCGGATTTCTTCGGGGCTTCAACAGGCTGCTGAGGCGCAGGAGCGGGAGCAGGAGTACCAACAGCGGCGTCAACAGCATCGTCGATCTGGCGAGCGCGGCCCGACAGACGGTTGCCGGCACGCGACGCTGCACCAGTACCCAACATAGCAGGATCCGGGCTACCGCCATCGGCAAGTTTGCGTAGTTTGGATTTCATCTGAAAATCCTTCGTGATTTGGCTAGGCATAATCAGGTCCCTTCATATGAGTAGTTCTCGTTGCGCGATTCGCTCTTCGAGAACGACTGACTGTAAGAGTCACTGCCAGTCGCAGTAACGGCACCAGAACCGGAGAGCGTAGCACCGACATGGACACCGGCCATTGCACCAGCGGCGAGAGTGGAGGAAATACTACCAGCCGCTTTCAGGGCGTCTACAATCAGCGCGGCCTTGCGGATCAACTGCTCCATGTTACCAAGATACGCTTGCACCTGTGCCTGGTAAAAAGACACATTGGTGCGCAGCTCTGCTTCTTTTGCGGCTACCTGCACTTGAGCCTTCGTACCCTCGGCCTGCGCCACTGCAGCGTAGCGCTGAGTATCCGCTACATACGCTTGCGCGCCCGCTTGGATGACCGACAACTGGGACTGGATGCGGGCTTTTTCGGCCTCCAGTGCTGCTTGGTACCCTTCAATCAGTACCCGGTTTTTCTGAATCGTCACATCAGCCTTCTTCACACCGATGTCTGCGATGGAAGATTTTCCTTGGATCAGGGCCGCGTAGGCACGAGCTTCGGCGTCGATGATCCCAGCTTTGGCCGACTCACCCCTCACTTGTGACTCATACGCGTCGAACACAGTTTTTTGTGCACTGACCTGCTCGGCATAGGCTTGCACCTGAGCTCTGTACATCTCGATTTTGTTGCGCAGCACGTTGGACTTGATCTCTGCACCCTGCATCTGGGTTCGGTAGGTGTCGGTCTGCGCCTTCAGCGCCTCGATCATAGCCGTATACGCTTGCACCTTTTGTGTGTTGAGCTGACCGCGCGCCACCTCAGCCTCGACCTCAGCCTTGAACACTTCGATCTTTGACAGTTCAGCCTGGACCATTGTGTTAAAAATCTGCGCACTGATTTGGTAACCGTTCACACGAGCGTTGAACAGCGAGACTTGGGTGTTGTAGATATTGGTCTGCGACTCAACTTGGAACCGAGCGGCTTCGAACAAACGCTGTGCGACATTCATGAACAGGTTGACATAGACGTTTTCGGCTGCGATGGCCTGCGTGCAGGCGAAGCGCACATTCTCTACCTGCCATTGTGCAATCTGAATCGTCAACTCGCGGTTCAGTCCCAGCTTCTTGACAGCAAGCTCCTGACGCAACTGATCAGTGCGCGCGGCCTGCATGCCACTGGGCATGGTGAAGCCGCGCACCGAGAACTCCTCAGACACCGAGTCCAGTTCGCGATCGGCGGTGAGATCCTCTCGCTCGGCAGCGCGTGCCCACATAGCCTGTTCGACAGCCTCGGGGATGCCGGAGCCGCCGCTCCACATCTTGTGCAACTGTGCTACCACGTCGTCAAGGACTTCGGGGTAATACTCCGGCTCACTCCACTGGAGGATACCGGGCAACGCTGAACCCTCGAATTCAGGAGACGAGGCATCGAAAACCGGGAGCGTCAGTCCATTAAAAGTAGGAACCGCTACCTCGTCCAGCGTCGGCATATTCGGTATTGCTATCGCCGGCATATCGAGCACAGCGACGTCACCGATCACCGGCGCGTCTGGTACTTGCGGAGTGGCCGACCACGCAGGGGCGTTCGGTATATTCAGTGACCCGATCGAAGAAACGAAGTCTGGTATCGTCAAGTCGGGGATCGTCGGCACCGGATCAAGTATGGGTGTTTCCGGGATATTCGACGTAAGCGCCCCGAACGAAGTCGGAGATATGTTGGGGAGGTTGAGATTGGCGGTAATCGTAGGGTCGACGTTCGGTAACACCGGCGGGGCACCAGCGTTGAAATTCAGATCGACGTTACCGAGCGCGGAGACAGTCTGCAGAGCCGTACTCTGGAGCTCGCTGGCAGTCTGCGTAGCAGCATTAACACGCTGCTCAACTAGCTGCTCCACATTCTCGACCGTGCTATACGCCTCGGCAAAAGGGCCGCTCGCAGCCATGTTCATACCCTCCGCGTCGACACAGCAAGGTCGACAGTCGCATCGTGGACCTCAAAAGCAGCGCCGTTCACGTTTATGATCGTCAGGCGCCAATAACGGCCCCAGAGACCTTTGCCGGGGGTCACACGGCTGTTGCGGGGGGCCTCCGCATCGCGTGCTTCAAGCAAGTAGGTGGTCGGGGGAGCCCCAGATTCATAGACCTCGGTCTTTACTGCAAGCTGACCGTCGCTAGTATACCCGAAGTACACGTTGTCCAACCGTTTTGTTTGTGCCACACCGAAGTCGGTGAAGCCAGATTCTACGAACGCCTCGATCGCTTGTCCGTCATCAGAATCGCCAGTCAGCTCGTAGATACCATCTGGGCCTACAGCCAGTTCGCGGCCTTTCCACGACACGATCGACTCAAAGCTGAAGTTATCGTACCAACCCACAGCCGTCGTCTCAGTATTCATAACCAGCGCCTTGGATGTCGGATCCTTGAACCAGACATCGGAAAGCACCTCAGCCGACGAGCCTACAAACAACAGCGCGTCGGTACGCGCCTGCATCGACGACACACCACAAGCTACAGACATGAGCATGTAGACTTGCGGCGTATTGCTGGGATCAGCGAAAGCCGTGACCGCTGCTGTGTCCGTGGTAAGCGCGTCCACCTGACGCTGCAGCATGGCGATGAGCCCTGCAGCGTCTGCCGACGAAGTCACGATCTCCAAAGCATCGAGGGAGGCGAACGACCTGACTTCGCTACTGGAGCTGGCAAACACGTCTGCAAAAGTGCTAGCGCCGACAATGTTGGATAGCGCCTGTGCAGCTGAAACCAGCAGTTGGGGAGCATCAGCAACGGGTATTGTGTCTGTAGCGTTAGCGGTCGCTTCGATTAACTGGAACATGCCTTGTACGGTGAACGACGCACCCCGTGCACTGTTATGCAGCAGGCCGGTTAACACCGCCGTTGCGCTGACAACTGACTCCGCGTCAGCTGTGTTAAGCAGCAGGGCGTACGCGTCGACTGTGGCAGAGCTCGTCACGACGCCGGAACTAACGACCACACCTTGTGGTTGCGGTGCAGCCAGTATCGACGACACAGCGTTCGCCACATCTCCACGCACCATAATCACGTCCGTCGCAGGGCACGTAGACGTGGCGAGAACTAGGTTTTCAGCGACTTCGCAGTAGCTACTCATGGTTGGTTAACCCCGATAAAGAGAGGCATGCCGTCGCTGTCAATAAGCGGTACAGGCGTATACCCCATAACCACCCGCTCCCCAAAGAACCCCTTGGTGAAGATAGCGCAGTCTTCGCCGATTGCAGAGTGCTCAGCGTATATGAGTTGGGCATCCATAGTGTCCGGGTCGGGGCTTGGGGCCATGGCGTATTCATACTCACCTTGTGTAATTGGTCCGAACGCCGGGCCATTTAGTCCATTAGAGAAGAAATTCCACGTACCCTTGAAGTCAACTCCTTTGTTCCGCTGAACGTGGCTCGGCACACGTATTGGTGTGGTACCAGCACACAACGACACAATGTCCTGACACTCAGATGCCCATGGGCCCGAATCAGCATAATCGTAGCAGGCGTGCTTACTATACTCCCAACACACAACGCGGCGCTCAGCGTGCCTACCGCCACACTTCCAAGTTTCGCACCCCCGACCGGGGGGGTATGGGGGGTACGAGATCCGGGGGAAATCGCGCCAGCCGTAATATATGTGTGGGTCCGTTACGCGAGGATATATAGTGGATATCGCACCTCTACGTCCGCCATTATAGAAATGGCCCTCGAAGTAGTAGTACGCCTCCCGCGAATAACCGGGCACAATGAAGCATGCACCCCGTGATTCGCCACCACGCTCTTCGAAAACAGTCGTGTTCTTCCAAACCTTATCGCGCCAAACGATGCATCCTTCGGGAGCATCGATAAAGTCACTGAACCGTGGTGGATCGAAGCCCAGTGAGTTAGAAGTCAGGGTGGAAGTCTGGAAATGCTCCTCCAGCACAGACCGTGGGTCGATATCGTTTGTGTATGGCATAGCTGGCAACGAGTTCGAACCCGTCATCCTGGTCCACGTCCACGTCCCCTCCAGCAAACACTCGTCGGGGGAGCGATCGTCAGTAGACTGGTCATACATCTCTACCCGCCATGATCTGAAATAGCGGGCTACCTTCAAATCACCATTCATGAATGCGACGAATACCGGCGTATCGCAGTTCACAGCAGATGAAACCGGACCAATTGGTTTGGCACTGTGGCTCAACAAACCGGGTACAGGCAACAGCGGTTCGAAATACTTGACTGGAATGAAGCCCCCCTCCTCCGACGAGTACAAATAGCCGGAGTTCTGGAGCTTCAAACTAGCAGACCCGTTTGCAATGGGTTGTCCCGGTAAACGGTGCTGGTTCACCGAGCCGATGTTGATGTTGATCAGATACCAGTAACCTTTTTGAACACCCACCCCGTCTGGCCAGTGGTACCCAACATTGTGTGCTTCGTTGCCCGCTTCGTTGAAAGCCCAGCCACAAATCGAGCTGTAACCCGACAAGCGGTAGAATTCCTGCATAGCATCGGAACTGAGCAGCTGTAGAATATCGCCGCTGTCCAGCTTCTCTTGGTACGCAGCTCCGGTGGGAAAGGACTCGCCAGTAGGCAGACAGCCCAACTCTTCTAGCACCAGCTGCATAGCACGATCGCCGCGCTGTTCCGCGCGCAACGCGAATGCCTGCGTGTCCGAATCAGGAAAGATAGGTAATGGCATGGCAATCACGCCCTTGCTGGCACTGATCTCGATGAGCCACAGCGTGTTGTCTGGTCCCCTATAAATACCGTGGGTGCGCATGAATTTGTAGTCGTACTGCACCTGTACGCCGCTGTGCTCCACGTCCCTCATATATCGGGTCGTGGTTGTCGGGTCCTTAGGATCGCGCAGCTTATCTTTCCCGATATGGCCAAGGCCGAATACCACCTGTACAACCTTCTTCATGGTGCCAGACCACTGAGAAGTACGCGGTGTAACGTATTGGCTGTTTTCACGGAAGAGCAGAGGAGACTGCCACTCGCTCATGGACTCGTGCGGCCGTACTGCTAGGCGCCTCGATATCTGACGACCGACGTTGATGCCCTGCACCTGTGCACAGTTCGGGGTTGGGGCCCATTGTCGAATGGCTTTGTACGAGATCGTAGAGCCGTCGGCCCTAGTCTCTTGGTGATCGTCCATAGTCCCGTTGAAAACGAGACCAGATAGGAAGTCGGGGAAGCGCGTATCCTCTCGGCGCTCTGGCTCTTCGCGGTGGACGGCGTCAGGAAACACCACCCCGGCACTGATATGGATGATGCCCCGCCCGCCCGCTACGAGTACGTAGATATACTCGTCATCGCTGACGCGACGACTCATTGAGTATGTGGGGATCTCAGCCCGCTGAACGAACGCCTGCACTTTACTGAGAAGCAGCTTACCTTCAGGGATAAGGGCAAGTGCGCGCTTCTCATCACCCTCCAGACGGACAGACGGGGCCTCATCGTAGGAGGCCATCGCCGATCAACTCGAGGTCAGCTGCACACGGTATGCAAGGTTGAAAACGTCTGTGTTGTACAGCGTGCGTGCAGCGCCGAACTTGGTGGCGGACACCAGCTTGCCCGTGATAGCGCCTTTGGCAGCCTCGCCTACCAACGCAGCACCGTTCACCGTCAGGCTGGACGCCGTGGCGATGGTGAAAGCAGCTTTGTTGGCGAGGTTATCAATAGTGTTATTCACTGGGGCTGAGGGGGTCCAGATCGGGCGAGTCGACTCAGTGTACCCCTCAGTGTTCGACGTAATCTCACTTGCGGTCGCGGGGAATGACGCAGCGGTCAGACCGGCCAAAGGCGTGTAGTTCGCGCTATACAGTGCGAGGAACCACGTTGGAATCTTGGTGCCGTTGTACAGACCCACAGTGAGCAGGTACATCAGCCCTTCGTCAGGGAGCAGGTTGGGATCTTGACGCTCGTCTTGGCCGTTCACATCGTGGACATACGTACCAGAGATGAAAGCCTTGGCTTTGGGGAAGTACAAGCCCCGCTCATCGCCCGTGCGCTCGTACTGATTAGCAGCAAGCGCCTTGGCAAATTCACCAGCGTGTTTCTGCAAATCGCATTTCATTTGATCTTCTCCTTCACAGTATGAAAACAGGTCGTTTATTCAAAGAACTATCCCCATCGCCGCCTGCCACAACGCATCCAGTTCGGCATCGCTCTTGCCAAGCGCCTGCTGCGCGCCGAGCACCATCGGATGGTGGCGGTGGTAGTTCTGCGAGTCCTCCCACATGATGCGCAGCGCAGCAGGTCCGGCCGCAATGGCGGCTTCAACCCCTGCCGTCAGCCCAGCGGCGTCGAGCGCCAGCCTGAGCTGGGCACGGGTGACCGGCTCGAATGTCGGCGGCGCGATGTCAACCACTACCGGCGCATTGCCGGCATTGATCCACGCGATATAGGCCACGTAATCAGGGTCGTTGACCGACTGGCACGGCGCCACCTGATACTGGTCGCTGTCGCGGATTACCTCACCAGTGGCGATGTTGTGGGTATAGCTCATGTCAATGGGTGCCTCACATTTTTTTCACAGACGGCCATGATTACCTCGGCGGCTGCCGTGCCATTGCTCCTCCATGCCCTTGCCCCGACGGTTGTCGCAACATCAATGATCTGCGTTGCTGTCAGCGGGCCAAGAATTCCGCTCGTTTCGAATTTTTGCGTTGAAGTCCAGCGGCGCACCGCATATTCATAAATCAGAGCGTCAGCCGGGTGGCTGGATATGATGATTTGCATCAGGTCGGTGTTGTTGACCGGGAAGTTTGCGCCCAGATCAATGGGCGTTTGCGCGGCCGATCCGCCATAGTAGAGCTTCCATGTCGTGTCGTTGGCTTCATGGCCAATGCCGATGCAGTTGGTCAATGTGGCGGGGGATACGTTTGACGGGGGGGAGGTTGCTACCGTGATTCCGGCAAATGTTATGGCCTCTGGGACAAAGGTTGCGTCTGGAATACCAAAAATCATCGAAAACAGCAGCCCGCCGATGCCAGCGCCATTTGAGGTCATCATCGAGCCAGGATTGTTGTAAAATCCAGCTAAAGACCCGGCAGTGGTTGCCGATTTGTAATCCTGCCTTACATAGCTCAGGATTTTACTGGAATTGCTTAAAAATGAGCTGGATACTGCTGTGCCTACAACATTTAATGAGCGGCACCCTAGTGTAGTCATGGAACCAGTAGATGCCGTCGCGATGTCCGTTTTCGAGCTCAAATTCGGGAACAGCGCATCGACCTCAGACCCGGCTGAGGAGCGCAGCAACAGCCTTGACCGCCCCCCGCTCGCCAATGGCTTTACCACCGGCTTGATGCTGCCGGAGGCCGGGTTGGTCGGGCTGCTCGACGTGGCCAGCGACAGGTCACCGCTGCTGATCGCCACGTTGGTCGCGCCGTCGATCAACCCGGAGTTGTGATACTGCACTGAGTTAGCAGACCCGCCCGCTGTCGACTTGGCGGTCCACTTGCTGCCATCCCACGTTACTGGTCGGCTAAGCGTCGACGACCATACACGCGCTCCTGCGAACCCAGGATTTGGCGTCGTGGCACCCTCAGCGATGGCCAGCGACAACGGGCTTTGGAACGATACCTCCTTCATGGCCCATTACCCAACCACAGTCACACGGTATTGACCAGTCGTTGGCGCAACGCCAAAGGTAAGCTGCACTGTATTGACCCCGTTAGCCACCCAGTCGCAAATCACGCCGGTGTAGGTAGCTGCGTCGTACACCGAGACGACAACGTCCCTCGTGTTCAGGTTGTGCGTGAAGGTCAGCGTAGTGCTCGACCCATCGCCAATGGCTGCGGTGGCACGCCGTGCAGTTACGGCAGTGTCGATCGAGATGACGCTGCCAGCTACGTTGATGCCAGTACCACCAGTGTATGACGTGCCTGACCCTATCTGCGTGTAAGTCAGTGACGTAGTGCCGAGCGTGATCGGTGCGTCGGTAGTCAGCAGCCAGACACTGTTGCCGAGCGTCGTGCCCTCGCTAACGAAGCACGCTGATCCAAGCACTTCTGCCGACGCGTCATAATCAGCTGCCCGTATCCACGAACCAGATGCCGCTACGTAAATGCCGTTGGCACTCGCCGTGGTCTGGTTCTTCACCAGCACCCGGTCGCCTGCAACCACTGCCACGCCATCGATGGTCTGTGCACCTGACAGCGTGATGTTCGCTGTCGTTGCTGCGCGAACCGGCTCTTTCCACTTGAGGCCTTGGACCAGCGCATCCACATACGCCTTTGTGGCGGCATCTTGTGCAGATGCAGGGTCGCTTAGGTTGTTGACCCGGAAACTGTTCGCGTCCAGATGATTGGTGATCTTCATGTCATGCCCTCAATTGCAGTACACAGCGCCTGTGATGGGTGACCCATGGACGACTTGCACAATATTGTCGTCAATATACACAAGATCACCAAAAATCTGTGCTCCGAGATGATCTACCGTCGTTACCGAAGGCCGCTTGTTGAGATTGTGCGGCACAGTCCAGACCGGTGAAGGTGTGGACTGCGTATATACAAAAGACGATCCGCCACCTTGCGGCACGTTGTCAGTACAGCCGTCATCGCGCATAACGCCGATAATGTTGGTAAAACGGCCGCCATTCCAAACGATTCTATTGGGATCGCTCATACAACCCCCCTAAATAACCGAGTCCACAGCGGTCCCGAAGGCAACCACAGACGTTGAGTTTACAGGAGTAACGACCTGTTTCATGCCCTTCCGAAGCAAGAATGTTGTCCGACCTACGAGCCCAGCCGGTACCCTTATACGCTCGGGCTGGAGCTCTACTGTCACACCACCCTCCATACCAACTACATACCCAGAGGTACCTAGCCACACAACAACAGGGTTGGGGGAAGGCACCTTCTTATCAGGAAAGTGTCCCGGACCGACCCTTACACCGCTTCTACGCACTGCGCGATGTGGACTGACCAGCTTCATCTCGAATTTTGTTGGGTCGGTGCCAGAGAGGAACCACACACCCCTTGAATCGCCCACATAGAGCCCGTCCGCAACTGCCTCGACAAACGAGATATAGCCGCTAAACTGGACGAACCCGTGAACCGGGTTGTTGAGATGTGGGCGCATCGCCTCGCTGAAGTAGAGCGTGCCGAATTTGGCGGTGTAGAGCCGACCAGCGAGCCAAGTAATGAACTCACCCGGGGGGATCGGGCGCAGAAACTGTGTGTCGCAGTCACCGCCTCGGGCAACCTGAGTCACTACATAGGTGGGGAAAACAGCCGGGAGCTCTTCCCCACGATGAAATTTGGTGCCGTCTGGGTCAGTAATGTATATACAAAAAACCCAGTCTGGGCGGGTGGATAACCCATTCAGTCTGATGCCACCACCCTGCGGCAAGTCGATGATCTGTACCGGGGTAGCACCACCTTCTTCGCGGCGGTCGTCAAGGTAGGTCAGAACCACAGCATACTTTCCGGGAGGCAACGCACCTTCTGCGACAGATAACGACGGAACGCGTTCAGGAACCGGTACGCCCACCGGTCGTGGGTCCACCGCATCTGCAGGCAGCCAACCAATCGTGGTCTTGTTGGTCCAATATACGTTGCCGTTGTACTCAGTATAGGCAAGAGGGTCAGCAGAGTTCAGAGTGGCGAAAGGCGCAGTGTTGAGATCGTCATCCAGCCGCAGTAGCTGATCGCCCTTGGCCACCAAAACAATACCACGCTGTTGGGCGCCCCAGATGCTGTGGTAGTCCGAACCAGACAATCGAAGCGTCTGTCCAGCACGACGAGAGAAACGCCCAGCGCGTCCAATATCCACATTGACCGCTTCGCGGACCGCCCCCTTCAAGAGAGCGGTCTCGTTACTGAGGGAATCGATCCCTGCTATCGGTAATGGGTACGGACGAGTTACGCTCATCACTACCTCAAGTAACGGTCGGTGAAGACACAATGTGTGTGGGCAAGACCGGCAATGGGGTCACCACACGATTTGTACACCCAAACGGGTTGGTTACACTCGGGCCGTCGAACGCAGTATCCGGGATCCCTACCGGCGACACACGCGGTGCAACGCTCGGGCCCGTCACCGCACCGGTATCAAAGCCACTGGGGCGTAACGGATGAAGCAGGCGGTGGATCCCAACCACACCCATGTCGTCGCCATGGGCCTTGACCTTACCAGCCTCCCAACGGTCGATGTCCCCTACCAACAGGCTTTCCCAACCCTGCGGGCCGACTGTGCTGGATGCCTTGACACAGTAGCTACCGCTATTGTAGCTGTCAATGCCTCGAGAGTACACCACCCGGACACGTTGAGTGACGGTACTAATACCGAACACCACCGTCGAGGGCACCGAAACAGGGCGAACTGGCGGGTTTTTGCGCACAAACTTCATCGGGAAGCGGTAGTTGTCCAGATTACCGTCTTCCAGGGAGCTGTTGTTCCAACCAAAGGGGTACACCGGACGGTGTAGGAACTCAATCAGGTTGTTGCCCCACCGTGTCTGTACCCCCATACCGGCGGTATAAGTGCGCGTATACCCCATCATCGGCACACCCCAAGGTGAAGTAAAACCTTGTTGTGGGTTACCGCTGTGAGGAACACCAACAGGGAAAATCTGACGATTGAACAGCTCGATTCTGTGCGCGGTTGGGATAGCCTGCGTCAACATGCCTACCGGGTACACGTTTTTCAGCATGCTGGGCGGTTCCGGCGGAAAACTAACTTTGTTCGCCCCCCAATGCTGCGTATTGGCAATACCGTAGTGGCTCATCTCGTCTTCGAGGTACACGTACTGCGGCACGCCCCAGAGGACAACCTGTCCGAAGCGCAACGACTTTATGCCGGTCATAAACACATAATGTGGGCGCACAGTAAGGGTCGCCGTTCCGAACATTGGGAACGAATCAAACCAAGGAGCGCCGCCGTAAACCCGGGTTGGTACAGGCCCGATTGTTCGGTGTTGGTTCGTAACCGCAGGCGCGCCGAACACAGTCTCGGACTGAATGACGTGTGGGTAGCCATTAGGTGGACCGGGGGTATAGCCGGGCGGTTTCTGATCGCCGAGAGGGGCGTAAATGTTCCACGGCGTCAAACGCGAGAGGTTACTCACGCTACTGGCGCCACCGAGTCCGGGAGGGTATACCTGAATTGTGTAGACTAGTGCTGGGGTGCCGAACAGGCGATCTTCGAAAATGAACCTGGGGGTGATGTTGTTTGTATGGACCTTGTGAGTACCGAACCGAGCTGTTTCGTCGATAGCGACTGGGTATATAGTGAACAGCTTAAAGGCGGGCCAAGGCACTCCGGGTGGGGGTATGCCGAACCCATCACCTTCTTCTCCGTTGCTGAGAACAACGTTCAAAAAGATACGCTGTGGTGACGGGGGGTCCGGCATGTCGTTACGAATGCGGTGGAGAACCGGAAACGTCGGAATGGAAATCGTTACCGGGTACACCGTCCGTGTGCGGAACATGATCGCCGGCGGCGTGAAGTAGTACGGGCTGCTCCATTCGGGGGAGATATACCGCACAAAGTTCTGAACAGCAGCAACGCCGAAATCAGAGTGATCGAGTCCATATAGCCATACGGAGCGATTGCGGTTCGCAACAATCGGCTCACCAAACCACGGATCGTGCACATTGGTCGACTTCGGAAACGCTTCGCGGCGGAATACACGAACTTCGTGTCCACCAAAGCGCTCTAAACCCGGAACACCTACTGAGGCGATCGGGAACGGATTAAAGCGCACCTCGGGAAAAGCCGCTGGCACATCTTTGAAGAAGCTTGGCGTGATGTAGCGCAGAGCAAAATCGATAAAAGGTACACCCCACTCAGGACCGTCCCAACCGCTGTGGTGCTTCACCGTGCGGTTCAAATTGGCGACTGGATCGGGACGACCGAGCGCAGATGTGTTGCCAGCACTAACTGGGCCGATCGCAACAGCCGCGTTCCAAACGGTGTTGTAGATCGAGTTATAGAACTCTTCCCAGCCTCCGGTGAAAACCGTCCGTATACGGTGGGTAACAGAGGTGTCAGTACCCCACAACGTCAAATCCGTGCCGACAGGGAAGACCGGATCTGCCGTGTTGTATATCCACGCACTGATCCCTAGACGCGAAGACTGGTGCCCGAAGGTACGCAGTTCACGGTCTACGTTATTAACGAATGGGTAGTAGTTCGGCCATGTATCTGGATCAACATTGTCCTCGAACGGACCGACAAAGACTATTTGCGTTAAGTTGTACACAACAGGGAAGTTCCACTGTGTGTCATACCACCCGTTATTATGTAGGTTGATGTCCTGTCGCCAGTTGAAAACGTTCGCTATCCCGTACTCCGCTGGGTCAGCCAAGCCAGTATGCACATGCACACGGCGTACGTTGACCAACAGCTCATCAGGTTGACTCACAAATGATGAGTCCCAACCAACAGGATCGACAAAAAACTGCCGTTTGACCGCCGCAGTACCCCAGTACGGCCCCGTGATGTATAGAGGAAAAATCTCGCGGTGCTGCGGCGTCAATTCTGGCGTACCCACGCCGGGGGGCGGAACCCCGTACGTAGAGTGGTTCAGGTACTGGATCCAGTGCGAGAGGATGTGTGTGTTCGGGAGCGCGAACGTATTGATGCTGCCGGCGCCGGTCAGTATTTGTGTAAGGTTGTATATCACCGGATTTGGAACGGGGCGGTTTCCGTTCAATGGCTCTGTCTGCGACGGCGGCGCGATGCCCGGCGCAAGGATCGCTACCGCTGTCTTGATGGCCGTGGGCACACCGAACGACGACATATAGATGCCATCGCTCAGCTGGATATATCGTATGTTGCCCTCGACCTTGAGCGCGCCGAATGGGGACGGGTTTACGATGCTAGGCGGCAAGACCTGCCAAGACTGCGTTAGTACAGCCGTGCCGAAACCACCTTGTTGCCCTAGTGTCGCACCAAGTATCGTTCCAGCGCCGAAGGCACCAAACTCTAAAACCGCGCTACCACCGGGCTGATATACAAACAGATCGGAAAAATTCAGGACTAAGTTGGGACCACCCGGTGGTGCGATGTAGCCACCGAAGTAACGCGCACGGATGAGCGGGACCTGCTCAATCCAATAACCAAAATCCGTGAAGCCGAGCGGGTATATGTAGCGTCGCCAGCGCACGTAGGTCGGGGACGATACAGTGCCGTCGACCCACGCCGAAGGGAAGACTTTCTGCCCATCCCGCTCGATAGTGGGTGTCTTGTATGGCCACATCGGGAACGCGCTATCCTGCCACCCAACAGCGCGCAAAAGACGAGAAAGCCGTATAGAAGGTGCCCCGAACTTCGAAGTGTCGCCCAACCCAACTCGTGTTGGCGGTGCAGGTGAGCCGGGAAAATCGAGCGCAACACTACCACCCGCCGGCGGTGCCAGCGGGGTTTCGAAATCGATGGCTAGCCAGTCACCGGGAGGGGCGGCCATGAACCCCCCTTCACATCGGCACCGCTTCTATGTGCGAGAAGATAACGCCGTTCTGAGTACCGGTATCATCGATACCCACCACTATCCACGGGCCGATTTCGATGTTCGGGAACTCAAAAAGCCCATCCGCTTTCGTGACCTGCTCCGCAACAAAACGGCCGCTGAAATGGTGATACAGGCGCACGCGACGAGGCGCAGGGTTACCCAGAACCGTAGTCGTGCCAGCAATTTTGTACTCGCCTGCATGACCGAGTCCAGCTTGGAAGCGGTAGCGGTCGTTGGGACGCATCTTCCCTTCTTCAGTGTAAGGGTCGTATATCGGGGCCGTAGGCTGACCAGGCGCCTCGCGCGGGTGAGATCGTGCTCTGGAGAACACCGTGTAGTTGTGTATGTCGATCGGGCCGAGAGGGCGTACATCGATGATCTTGGATGAGCTGGCCGTCCATGGGCTGGTTATGTAGTCGATCCAGATACTGCGCTGCGTCGTCCACACAGCGCCGTCATCACTCCACTGGAGGTCGAACGCCACGACCATGTTAGAAGGGTCCATGCCGCCCGTGCCAGGACAAAAAAGTACAATTTCTTGGATGTCTTTGTCGTTACCAGAACCAAAATCGTACTGCAGCCAGTGTTGCGCAAGCCCGGGCACTCCGCCAGAAAAACCGCCATTTGTTGCCCACGCATTACCGTTGCCGGTATCTGTAGTAAGGCCATCGAAAGCCTTCGCTGCAGTGTAAGCACCAACAAAAGAGCTAGCCGACGCAGTGCCCCCAACAGCAACGTTCACACCACCGAGAGACTCGCGCATCTGCAGCTCGCCGATACCAGCATTAGCGCCCCCTTGGCTGCGCTTACACACCAAACGCCAAAAACGGTGCGCAGCCACGAATCAGCTCCACTTTCCGTAGCTGTCGCCAGTAATGTCGAACATGAGCATGCCAGTAGTCCCGCCATGCTGACCCCACAGTGCCATGAACTTACGTCCGGGGTACCCATCAACGTTCTCTATGATGTCGAACTGGTTCAGGATACGTCCCTGCAGCGGTTCATAGACACCCGGCATCCTGCCACGCAGCACACCGCCCTGCATGCACAGAAGCGGTGTCATCATGAACCCGTTATCCGGAATATGTGGGTAGCCGAAGATGCCCAGAGCACCGAGTGCATTCTGATCCCATCCATGCCCCATCTGGTTCATAACCACGGCGCCGAGTACTTGGGTGTATGGACGGACGATGTAGCATGCGTTGTATGAAGGGTTGGCAGTACGAACTGCCGGCGCGAACATACCGTTGCCATTGCTAGTGCTGGTCTGCTGGTTCACACTGTTCGACGCAGCTAGGAACGCCGTATAAGGGTCGCCAGAACGAGTCGAGATGATGTCGCCAAACGCCAACCACCACAGCCAACCATCTGCTGCCTGCATGCTGGTGGGAGACCTGTCCATGCAGGCTTGGAAGTAAAAAGTATTGCCGTCGGTAATCAGTACCCAGGGTCGGTTTGTCGCGTCCACCGAACTGGATTTGTACGTCATCAAGCCGTTGGCATGCTGCGCTACGGTCGGAAATGGCTCGCTACCAGTATTCAGATCCGTCATGGTCAGGTAACCGCGAGTCTTAGCCTCTCGCGCGGCGCCAGCGGTCGTAGCGTCGTCGAAGATCTGCAGATATGGGCGAGATCCGCTGGTATCGGTAGATCGATACACAGCTTTGTCGACATCTGCGAACACTTTCTGAAAGCCAGCAGGGGAGCGCCTCGCCGTGATAGTGCCAGTGGCTGGAGTGGTTGGCGAGCCCGCCACCGAGTAGGTGAAGACCGTCGCGCTGACCGCTGTCACCACAGCATCGATGTTGTAGTTCGCCTGATCGGCACCAGCAATCGTTGCCGACTCACCTGTCAACAGACCGTGTGGGGACGACGTCGTTACTGTCGCAGTAGCCCCGGTACGCGCGATACTGGTCACGCTCACAACGTTGTATCCATTCACCAGAACGGCGTCGAGGACGGTGATAAGCGTGCCGTTCTGACCCCGGAGCATGGGGGCGCCCGCCTGCCCAGAATGGAAAACCTTGATTGTCATATCTCAGCTCCATTTCCCTTGTTCGTTGCCTGTTAGGTCGATGTACGTGCCGCCATACCAGCTATTATGTGATGCGCCAGCGTTTAGATATTGGAAAACGCGACCTTCGCGACCCACCACATTGGTGATAACCTCGCGGTTGGCGTGCACGACGCCACAACCACCTTCATAGAGCGGAAGCTGACCGCGTAATACCGCATTTAAGCTAGTGGGTTCGTATACCATGACTGGCGCAAGTGGGTAGCGGTTCGACGCCCCGTCTGGGAACATGAAATAGCTGTAGGCACCAAAACTGGAATACTGTGGAAGACCCATCCCCAGCATAGCCGTCGAAAAAACAGGCTTTTTTGCACCAGTGAATGTGCGAGCCAATGCGTTCCATCCAATCCCCGTGTTTGGGTGTGGGCTCGTTCCACCGCTAGCGGCATGGAAGCCGCTAACCGCCAACGTGTTCCATGCGGTCGAGCTATTAATGAGTCCGCCACAAATCGTGGCATAGGGGTCGGGTACGGGAGACAACAGATCGCCGAAACCAGCTACGTAGCTGAAGGGCGACACAACCAAAGAATTGCCAGCTACGTTAGGGTGGATCGCCATGATCACAAGCTTGCCGTCGGTGTACAGCGCCCAATGACGAGACGTGGCGTCAAGTGCATCTGACTTACAGACATAGATACCGAAAAGACCGGCGCTCGACACTAACGTAGGGAACGGACCGTCGCCACTGTCAAGCCCAGTCATGTACTCGTACCCACGCCAACCGGCGTAGCGAGCCCCCTGACCATTGGGGCAATCGGCAATGTCGTTTACCTGCCAGAAGTGGCGACGGCTCGTTGGGTCGTTGGAGCGATACACGCCACGATTCGTGCCAGAAAACACCTTTGTGAACCCACCACCAGCGCGATTGGTAATAATGGTACCAGTTGCCGGTGTGGCAGGAGTTGCAGCACCAATGTCGAAAGTGAAGATGTAATCAGATACGTAGCTTATGGGCCACTCACCGTTGTACTCCGGCTGGTCAGCACCCGAGATCGCGCAGACGTTACCAACACCATTCCGCGCCCAATAAGTCGTCGTCGGGTTGTCGTACCCATGTGGAGTTACACAGCTAACGGTAACCGTTGAGCCAGAACGAGTCATCGAAGACACGTTGACTTGGTTGTATCCGTTGACGAGACACGCGTCCAGCACATCGATCAACGAGCCTACAGTGCCGTTGAGGACCGGAGCACCAGTCTGGTTACTGAAATAGGATTTGATCGCCATGAACTTCTCCCCTGAACATATGGCTAAATGGAGGGGCCGAAACCCCAACCATCCGTATGGTGATCAGAGCTTGAAGATCTTGTTGGCGCCGTTATCCCACGTGACGATGATGTCACCGCCGTTCGGCGTGATCGGCAGCCCCGTGGCTGTGTCGATGTATGCGATCAGCGGAGAAGTCGAATCGGTACCGGTATCCTTGAAAATGACGATGGCTTCGATAGAAGGACCAGTCACGGAGGTGTAAGTAATGTCGTTGGCGTCCGCAGCACCACCAGTCGTTGTCTTGCCAGTAAACGCGCCAGACATAGCAACGCGTGCACCAGAGCTGATATCAGACAGAAATTCGTGCGCAGACAAGTTCGGTGTATATGTGCCGGTGTCAACGAGGGCAGCCTTTATGGTATCGGTATTCCAGTTGAACTGGCCTTCGAGGAACCGTTGGCGGGCCTTATCAAAGAGTGCGTTTGCCATGATCCAGTCTCCTAGCGAGTGATGTGATGTAAGTATAAGGTGCCGGGGCTACGTTGTGGAGCAGACAACACACCCCGGCTGCCGGTGTTATACCGGGTAGAGCCCCCGGACAAGCGACTCACCGCCGGCTGGAGTACTACTGCTTGTTCAGCCACCAGTACCCGGTGAACATTGGTGGTTGTCGCGATCGAGCCTCCGAACAGAGCCGACCCAACGCTTTGCCGGCGCAGATTCGGGGATGGGTGTCGCGACTGCTTCAACCTCAAAAACCTCGCCATCAGCAGCAACCATGCGGTAGCGTAGGCGGTATTGACGGTGATCGCTACGACACAGCTCCCAATGTTGGTGAACGCGATCAACGTCGTCACTGTGGACGAAGTTGAGGTACCTCCAACCCAGTAACTCAGGCTTACCAACACCGAGCCAACGGGCGTAGCTCTGATTGACATAAGTGTGCTCACCAGCGCCGTTGCAGTGAAACCGACCAACATCGTCGTCCGAATCGTTCTCAATCGACATGGTGTGGGCAATGAGATCGACCTGCTCAGTAAGCGCCTTCACGGCGTTTTCAGTACGGTTGACAAAATCCATGAGCGACCCGCCACCGTTCGGCGCAACGTAGTAGCATATGCCTTTTACGTCGGCTTTCAGCTCTGGGATACTGCGCAACCCATCGAGAACACCACGCCAGAAATTCCTCCATACAGCGAACCGCTTGCGGTACCAGACCAAAAAAGCACCGCCAAGCGTGGTGATCAAGAACAGCAGTACCTGCGTCAGATCCAAGCGTGAAAGAACTTCGTGGAGCACTCAACAAACCCCCGTGCGTGTCAGTAGCCGCCGTAGCTGGTCATACGGTATTTGTGCTCCCGGCGCTCGCGCTCGGCTTTCGCCTGATCACAGTATGCAAGGAACTCAGTCCGGAACATATCAGAACGGCCGCGATCATATGTTTCTGCATCTTGTTTCTGGTGAGCAAGGTGCTTCATCCAATGCAGCAAGTGGCGGTGGTGGTGTTCGTCGATCTCCAGCGCCTGCCCCCCAACAGAGGTAATCGTGTCCAGAGGCATCCGGTACACAATCAAGTCGATGGTTTGATCCTCCTGCGGGATATGGACCAACCGAATTTTGTTGGTCTCCATACCAACCACGACCGCTTTGACGATACCAGTGGTGCTGTCTATGCGGTACCCAGAACTATACCCATAGTCGTTGCTCAGTCGATGAGACTGCATATCCTCGAAATTCAGGATCTGAAGGTCATAGCCATCAGCTGAGCGCCGCGCTTCACGGAGTTTGAGAATAAGGGGGCTAATCGATACAAAGACATCGCCGGCAGTTACCGAGAGATGGGTGACCGCCGACGAGGCGTCCGCAATGCCGCCCTGCAGACGGCAGAACATCTTCTGCGCGTCGTCGATGTACGAGTAGATCTCGGCGTCCGACCAGAGGTAGGGCGTCGCTTCGTCTCGCACTTCCGACCGGAAGAGGTCGTGCAGAGCGGTGCTGTCCATTACTGGGCAGCCTTCTTCTCGTGGTACTCCTGCCAGACAGCGGAGACCTCACGAGCATCAACATCGAAACCGAGCTCTCGCTCAACCGCCTTCACAGATGGTGAACCGGCCGCAGTGAAATCCTTGCGCTCGTTCTTGGCAACGAGCTGCTCAATGGCTGCGAGAATCAGCGGTGAGCGCTCAGCAGGGTCGATAGGCGCCTTGTTCGATGTCTCTTCCCCCAACACGTTGGGGTCGGATCCATCCTCCGGCTGCGCGCCGATTGCAATAGCGTCTTGGTAGCAAGACGCGGGGACGTGTACGGGCTCGCCTTTCCTGAACGCGATGGAGTGGCCCTTGGTAGTAGACAACACGTAGTCGCGGTTCAAAACGAGCTTGGGCAGATCGGCCATAATGCGTTCTCCATGGTTTATTGGTGTGATGGGAAAGGGGACCACATGGGCCCCCTCTCAGGCCCAGATTAGTGGGTCTGGGTCTCGTTGACGCGGTTGCGCACGATGTACTGCACGCGGACCGTGACCTTGCCGGCGGTGGCCTCCGCGACGGTCGGAGCGACCGTGACGCGGATCTGCTCGCCGTTGCCCACGTAGCCGGTCGGAACCAGCGGCGTGCGCCCGGCGGCCACGCGGTCGGTGGCACTCAGGTAGCGGGTCGCGCTGCCGGAGTCACCGACCGACACGTTGTAGGCGGTCGAGCCGCCCACAGCCGTCTCGGTCACAACCTCACCGCCGGTCACGATGGCACCGGTGGGGAGGTTGATCGCATCCACAACCGTGGAGCCCACGGTCTTGAAGTCCTTCGTCGCACCAGCGGTATCCACCATGGTGTCGTCGAAGTTGAAGGTGAACTCGGCGACCAGCGGGTACTGCTGGCCACGAGTAGCGATGAGCTTGGACATGTCGGTTCTCCTATGCGAAGTCGAGGGTTACTGGGCAGCGTAGACGGAGATCACACCGAAGTCCTGCACGGTGTTGCCCGAATAGATGCTGTTGAACTTCGGCTTCAGGAAACCGAGGATCTTGGACACCGAAATGCCCTGCTGATTCTCGTAGTCGAAGCCCTTCTCGACCCACTCCGGATTGCCGATGTCGGCCATCGCCAGCGACTGCGCACCGCAGAACAGGATCTGGCAGCCGTCGACGGTGCCAGCCGCGCCCCACTTGTTGCCCGAGGTCGCGCCGCTCGTGTTGTACACGTGGCGGAACTCGTGGAACACGATGCCGTCGATCTCGACCGAGTCGCCGGTGAACAGCGGGTTGTCAGCCGAACGCTGACGAGCGCTGCGCACGTTCTGCATGTAGGTCGGGTCGAGCTTCAGGCGGGCCATCGCCTGCGGGGTCAGGAACGCGTGGAAGGTCTCGGAACCGCCCGAGCCCTTGACGCCGCGCAGGTACTGATCCTTGGCGTACGCCTTCAGCTGGACGAACAGCTCCCACATGGGGGTGTCGGCCGCCACCAGCGTGTTGGTCGCGCCGTTCGGCACCAGCGCCTTGGCCGTGCCGTCCCAACGCAGCTTGCGCCGGCTGGTCGGAGCCGAGATGTCCGGGGCGAACTCGAGGAACGGCAGATCCGAACCGTTACGGGCGATGCCGTTGTTGCGCATCGCGTAGCTGACGCCCGACAGGGTCAGGAAGGCCAGCTGGTCGATACGGTCCGCCAGCCAGTACGCGAGGACGTCGCGGCTGTTGTTGCGGAACTCGACCACGGACTTCTGATCGGCCATGCGGCCTTCGTGGCGGTTGGCGTGGCGGAGCTGGTCGATACGGATCACCTGATCGTACGACTTCATCGCCTCCTCGTTGCCTTCGAGGGTGCGGTCACCGGCGACGCCGTCGCCTTCCAGATCGGCCAGCAGGGTGATGACGGCGCGAGCGCCCTTCTCCGACTTCTTCAGCTCGGTCACGTGCTGGATCAGGGAGTTGGAGTCCTTGCCGAGGAACTTGTTGACGAACGCGTAATTGCGCGCGTGCTTCCACAGGTCCATCGACCAGACGGTCTTCTGCTCGTCGGTGAGCAGGGCGAAATTGGTAAGTGCCATGGGGCTGCCTCCTAAAGGCAAGAGTGTTAAAAGTCGGATCGTTGCTTCCGGGTTCTCGCTCGGAGCCAGCGCAGATGCGACTTTTTAGGAGGTCGGAGCTCCGTACGTGCTGTCGTGACGTACACCCGATGACGCGGAGGGTAGATCTGAATTCTGGATGTGTCAACTGAAAGGGCCCCGAAGGGCCCTTGTTTGCTCAGGACGGGATCTTCTCCCGATCGATGTACGGCAGAGGCGTTGCGCCGCCGCCACACCCGCCGCAGTCGCCGTGCATCGGCCGACTGGCGGTGACGCGCTTGATCGGATCCACCACTTCGACCGGGATGATCTCGGCGGTGACCGGCTGCGCGCGCAGCACTTCGTTGCGGATCGCCCGGATCTGGGCCGGAGTGGGTTCGTCGACCAGTTCGAAGAAGCCGCGCAGGTAGTGGAGGAGCTGGTTGGAGTCCATCAGATGGTGGCCTTTCCGAGGGTGCGGTTGAGAAGTCCGGGGTTGTGCGGCTTGGGCATCTCCGGGACCTCGAGAATGGTACCCGCCGGCAGGGCGCGAGCCAAGCCGAGCATCTTCTCGGCTTCGAGGTCGACCTGTGCCTTGTACATCTCCATCTGCGCCTGATAGCCAGAGAGCGCCCCAATGTTGCGCATCTTGGCTATCTCCAGCAGCTGCTTCATGACCTCGTTCTTCTCGGCCTCTTCCTTCTTCCGGCGCTCGTCGGCACGGAGAGTCTCCTCCGCACGTTCGAGGAGGCGGGCGGCAACGAGCCCGCCCACCGCCTCGCCCAACTTCTCCCGCATGGTCGCCCACTGCTCGGGCGTCGGGGGCTGATCGCCGACGAGCTCGGCGGCTCCGTTCAACCACAACACGAACTCGACGGGCTTCATATCAGTGACTCCCCATACCCTTGTGAGCGTCGAAGCCCTCGGCAGCCACGCGCTGCGCCGGGGGCTTGACCGGCCACGGAATCAGCTTGTCCTCCACGGCGACGAACTCGGTCTGGGACCCGTCGGCGTTCGTGATGGTCAGCATCATCCGGTCTTCGTTGTTGACCCAAACGGCAACCTTCTGGGCGTCCGCCGCCTCGCGCATATGGCGGCGAAGGGCAGTTTCGATGTCCATCAGGACTCCTTGATGGTGGTCGCCGGGTTGGCCTCGGCGTAGCCACGGGTGACGAATTCGCCGGTTTCGGCGGAGCGGTGGCGGATGGACGTCGGCGTGCGGCTGCCGTCATGCAGCTTCTGGCGCAGCAGGTAGCCTTCGAGGGACCAGATCTTGTCGCGCGCGTTGCGGTACGCGATCTGCTCGCCGATCTCGCGGTCGAAGTTCTCGGGGGACGCTGCGGCGGACTCGCCGGTGACGGTGAAGCCGTTCTTGAGGGTGAGGCAGCAGACCGTGAGGGTCGTGCCCGGGAAGACGTGGTACTGCGCGGTCAGGATGGTGTCGTCGATATGCTGCGGATTGAGGCGGGGTGCGTTGAGCCCCTTCTCCTGAATCTGCGACTCGATCGCGCTCTCGTCGGTGTTGGGGGTGTTGCCGTCGCGACTGTTCATGGGAGCTCCTATCGGTCCGGGAGGCGGGATTGCCTCCCGGACCGATATTATATCAGAGCTCGTCGCCCCGCAACTTCGCCTTGGTCTCCTCGTCCAGCTTGGAGAACTTGTCCTGCGACAGGCGCATCACG